ATCGTTGACTTCATGAACGTCTTGCGTAAAATGCCATCTTTTGATATAATAGAATTTGATATTGATGATATAGTTCGTTCAGGACTTGTTAAAGAATATCTTTTGTCTAAGTTAGAAGTAGATTTTAATGTTTGAACATATTGATTTGAATCTAGAACCTCTTGAAAGAGAGACAATAGATGGTGTGAGATATTATAAAATACCTGATGAAGATGAACTCATTAAATTAGTTTCGATTACATCTATCACCAGTCATTTTAATAAACAAATATTTCTTGATTGGAGAAAGAGGGTTGGAAATGAGGAGGCAGATCGCATCACAAAATCTGCCACGACTCGTGGAACTGATATGCACACACTTACGGAGCACTATCTTAAAAATGATAAGTTACCAAAAGTCCCACCCATATCTGATTTTCTTTTTAAAATATCTAAACCTAAATTAAAAAATATAGGTAAAATCTACGGTCTAGAAAAATCACTATATAGTAAACAGTTAGGCATTGCTGGAACAGTCGATTGTATTGCGGAATACGAGGACGAATTAGCGATAATAGATTTTAAGACATCTAAAAAACCTAAACCAAGGGAATGGGTCGAACATTATTTTGTTCAAGCCATGGCATATGGGTGTATGCTATATGAAATGAAAGATATAGCAGTTAAAAAATTAGTCATTATTATGGCATGTGAAAATGGAGAATGCATTGTTTATGAAGAGACCGACAAAACCAAGTATATCAGACTTCTTAGTAGATACATCGACAAATTTGTTAAAGACAAACTGGAGTTTTATGGAACCAAATAAAGAACTCGAAAAAGCAATGGAGAGTAAGTTCTTAACTCCCACTAAATTTTCGATGGAGATTGAGAAGATAGTTGCAGAAGAAAAAATAAATTACATCGATGCGATATGTCAGTATTGTGAAATGAATGATATCGAAATACAATCAGTATCTAAACTTGTTACAAAACCTCTTAAAGAAAGGTTGAAATATGATGCAATTCAGTTAAACTTTATGAAGAAGACTTCTCGTGCAAAATTACCTTTATAATGAAAAAATCTGAACTTATACATTGGAGACTACAGGCAATGTTAAGAGAACATAGTTTCCCTGACCTAGCATATCTGGGTGTCAGACCCGATAGTATTGGTATGAATCAACACTGGTATATGATAGGTGATAATGAAGTCCCTGTCGATGCGATTACAGAATTAGAAAGTGAGGAAGTAGATGAAAGTGACACCGTTTGAAACCTATCAGACATATCTTTCGATGAAGAGTCATTTCACAAATAAAAGATATGACTTCTTTAAATATGGTGGAAAATCAAGAGCCACCATGACATCATTTAATAAAAGGAAAGATAAGTATTGGTTTGAGAAAACATCCAGAAAATACTCTGACCAAGAAATTACAGATTTTTTACTGTCAAATTTTGTAAACACTGATACACCACAAAACTTATGGATTGGAGAAATAATAAATTCTGGAGAAAGAAAATACGCAGATTGGATGAGACGACAACAGAGTTTGACCTACTTATTCAAAGAACAATCAAAAAAATTATTATCGGAAAAAAAATTAGAAGAAGTATTCAATTGTTCGAAAGGTCATCCACCGATACTCAAAAAATATCTGGGAGGAGACATAAGTTTAGAAACCTTGGTGATTTTCGAAAAAATCTTTTCTTTTGGGAAAAAATTTAATCGCAAATTAAAAGACCCAGTGTGGGAAACCGTTAATATGAAAATGAAAAAGTATATTCCTTTCCTAAATATTAATGTGTTTCAATATAAAAAAATTTTAAGAGAGATTATTGATGAGTAAATTTTTTGATTCGGAAATTATTCAAGAAGAACTTGAAGGGATTAATGAACTTCAAAAAAATCTTTATGGTAATATAATGTTATTTCCTGATATGGATCGATCTGAAAAGGTGGAACACATTGAACTTTTGACAGAATTATTAGAAAAACAAATGGTAATGTACGCCAGATTATCTTTGTCTGATGATCCTGAAGCTATCAGAATGAAAAAACATTTACAACAATCAATTCCCTTGATGGGTTTTCCCACGGGGACTGATATGAATTTACTTTTTGATGGAATGAAGAAAACCATTTCACAACTTAAAGATAAAATTGACAATAGATGATTAATCTGTTATAATCTAAACATCCAACGAAATCCAATTTAATCCGAGGTATCCAAATGTCATTTGCTAATCTTAAAAAGCAATCAAAATTAGGTTCTTTAACCGCAAAATTAGTTAAAGAAGTTGAAAAATTAAACACCAACGGTGCATCAGGAGATGACCGTTTATGGAAACTAGAAGTAGATAAATCAGGTAACGGATATGCCGTTATTCGATTCCTTCCAGCACCAGATGGAGAAGATCTTCCATTTGTAAAACTTTATAGTCATGCATTCCAAGGTCCTGGTGGATGGTACATAGAGAACTCTCTTACCACACTTGGACAAAAAGATCCAGTATCAGAGTACAATTCTCAATTATGGAATAATGGAACTGATGCAGGTAAAGATGCTGCTCGTAAGCAGAAACGTAAGTTAACTTACATTAGTAACATCTATGTTGTGAAAGATCCTGCGAATCCTGAGAACGAAGGTAAAGTATTTCTATACAAGTATGGGAAAAAAATCTTTGATAAACTCACTGCAGCAATGCAACCTGAGTTCGAAGATGAGGAAGCAATCGATCCATTCGATTTCTGGCAGGGTGCAAACTTTAAGTTGAAAGCAAAGAATGTAGCAGGATACAGAAACTATGATAGTTCTGAGTTCACTGCTGTTACTCCTTTACTTGATGACGATGACGCACTTGAAGCTGTCTGGAAGAAAGAGAGTTCTTTAAAAGAATTTGTTGAAGCAGACCAGTTTAAATCATATGAGGACTTGAAAAAACGTCTAGAGTATGTTCTTGGTAGTAAAAGACCAACCAGTTCAATCGAAGAGGAAGATACTGATCGTGGTGCTGCCGAAGAGTTAGTTACTGCTGCCGTATCTACAACTCCATCATCTGTAAACGAAGATGATGATGATACACTTTCATATTTTCAGAAACTTGCAGATGAGTAATTAAATTGTTACTCTTGTATTTTCTGTTCTAATTAACTTATCGTTCACATATTGAGATGATCTCTTATAGGTCATCTCATTTCTTATGTCATTTAAAAATTGCTGTAAATATTCTACACGAAGAACAAATATATTTCTTTTCTTTTCATTCTCTTCAACTTCATATTCATAATAAGTTACACCTCTTACTGGATTTAAAGTTGCAGTATCATCATTATTGATGTCTGGTTTTGGTATTTTAAAATCTTTATCTACTACTTTACCTTTTGGTATGATTACGATTCCACGATTATTTTTTACTTCAGTGGTTACATAATGTTTAACATTGTTAATCTCTGTGAGACCATATTTTTCAACTGTAAAATCATATAATTCTTTACTTGATAATGGCCATTCATTACGAA